TCACAGTATCACCAATTACTAGACCATGTGGATCTTCAGTCGTGATTGTTCCAATCGTACCTTCACCATCAAAAGTTGTAGTATAACTTAGGATCTTAGATCCAACAATAGATTCAACTTTTGCTGACGCACCAAATCCATCAGTACCTGTATTATCAAAAGTAACTTTATCATTAACTTTATAATTAATTCCTGGATTCTCAATAACAAATCCATCAATCTGTGCTGATTCAAATTTTGTAGTAGTTTCTACTTCAATATCAACTTTGGATTCAATATCAACTTTGGGGAAATAATCAAATATTTCAAGAGCCTGTTCTTCGGTAAGTTCTAATAATTCATCCTCTTCATTATCTGTGATAAGACCATCATTGTTAGAATCCTGAATTTCAAAAATAATTGTCTCACCAGCTTCAGTTGTGATAAAGTCAGTTCTAGCATTTGGTTGTCTATCTGTATCAATATCTACCTCTTCAAATGGATCTCTATATCGTACAACATCTGTTGGAATATAGAATTGAACAGCATTCTGAGATAGATTCCAAGAATCTACAGCAGAATAATAGTATGGTCCAATAATGTATGGAAATACTGGATTACCATTTGCAGATGCATCAATTGTTGTGAAGTATGCATAAGTACCTAATGGATATTCAGGAGTTTTGCAGAATCTTCCATTGTATTCATCTAAATCACCAGTATTGAATGCATATTCATAATCTTGAATAAATGTTCCAGCAGGGTAAAATTCTAATGGAGGACCATCAGTTCTAACTGGTTCTGGGTTGGTGTCTTCATTATAAACAAGTTTTTGAATTAATCTATAAGATGTACGCATCCTGCGAACACCTTTAGATGAATCTGTTGGATCAGTATATCCATATGGACCATAAATTGGATTTCCATCAAAAGCCCAACCAATAATAGGGGAATGTAAGAAAGTTCCATCTTTTTCTTGAATGATACCTTGCTCATTTTTATATACGTTATCACCCAAAACATATCTCAAAGTTTGTGGATTCGATACATGAGCATATTCACCACCATACTGTGTATTATAACCAGCAAATACATATCCTTTTGCATCATCTAATTTTCCACTCAATTGCTCATTTAGATCATATTGCCAATTAAATACATTAGTCTTGAATACTGCATTCTGACCAATTGCTTCTAATCGAATTGTTGTTAGACCTTGTGTATATCCAATACCTCTATTGATGATTTGAATTCCAATTACTTTTCCTTTATCTTCACCAATAGTTCCAATAATTGCCTTTGCTTTGGCACCAAATCCATCTCCATTAATGTAAACATTAGGTGCAGTTGTATATCCTTCACCTGCACTGATGACAGCAACAGAAACAACTCTTCCGTTAATAATAATTGCTTGTGCTTCAGCTTTTTCACCAGAACTTAGAACTGCTCTTGGAACTGACGTATAATTTTGTCCACTTGAAATTAGATTAACTTTTGAAATTGGTCCTCGGACATTAGCAACTGCTGTTGCTCCCATGCCCCCACCACCAGAGATGCTAATAATTGGTTCTGAAGTGTATCCTTCACCTGGGGTTTCTACAAGAATTTGAGTAACTACTCCGTTTGTTACAATTGCTCTACCCGTTGCTCCAGATCCACCTCCACCAACAATAGAAACTAATGGTGTTTCCGAATAACCTTCTCCACCAACAGTTACGTCAAATGAATAAATTGATCCATTAACTGTAACTGTTGCAGATGCACCAGTTCCACCTCCACCAATAAATGATAAAATTGGAGGATTTGCTGCATCATAATTTTCTCCACTAGATAAGATATCAACACCAGTAACTCCACCATAAGTTACATATGATGGAGATTTGTATGACCATGCTGAGATACCATTAACAAAAGTAGCAATGGGACCACTATTGATCAGGGATCTTACTGAAGTTGTATTTGGTTTTAATGGAAATCTATTCAGTTTTCTTTGATTGCCTGGAATTAAAGCAGATTCAGCAAAGGGACCAATCTTATAGTTAGGAATTCCAGTTGATGCTACGTATGCATACGTATCATTAAAGAAAGTATTTTGAATATTACTTGTGTACTTGCTAATAAAGTTATTAATTTGATAATCGTCACTCTTTCCTTTATTTAAATCAACAGAAATTAAAATATTTCCTTGTGGGGAGAGTTCTGCAGGTTGTGGTAATTCATATGCAAATACAAAATCACTAATACGAGCAGAAACACTAAATGAACCATTATATACGATAGGATTTGCACCATATACTGTAACTTGATCTCCAACCAATAGTCCATGTGGGTTACTACATGTAACTGTAGCAGTTTTATTATTAAGACCTCCAGGAACGATATTTTCAATTTGAACTAATTTCTTAACATTATACAACCAACTTGTAACTCTTTCCTCTTCTGTAGTTGCCCCTAGTTTTGCAACATTTAATTTATCACCTGGCAGATAATATGAACCAGTATTTGTTAGTACTGTAGTTGCAGCTTCAGCAATACCAACAACTTTAATTTTGACTTCTTGATTTGTTCCAGGATTACAAACTAAAACAATATTAGAAGAAATCTCAGTACCTGAATCCCAATCATCAATCACTCCATTTTTTGATCTAGTGCATTCTAGAAACTGGTTAAGTGTTTTCTCTTTATATTGAATATATTCCTGAGTATCCTCTAAACTACCAATAATTACAGTACCATTTCTTTCTGGCCATCCTAGTGTTGAATCAACTGTAATGATATTTGTTTCAGTATCTAATGACTCAACTAATTGAGTTTTGTATGGAATTACAAAATCTCCAACTTTAGTTTCTTCTGAAATTGAAATTTCATAAATTTGAGTATCTCCAACATAAATTGAAATAACGTTTTCAACTAATGCGGATGCATATTTCACACTAGGATCTACATCATCCTCAAATTGGTAAATAACTGAATTAATTAGGTTGTTTGGATCTCCAGAAAGTAATACAGCACGTAAAACAGTCTCAACTTGCCAAGTTGCATGAGATGGTTTAAATATTTCATCTTTTGGATAACTAATATCAATATCTTGTGCATATAAAATTTTGAATAAGTATTCAAGAGCATTTTTAGTTCCTTTTGATAGATAGAAATCTTTAATACTCTTAACTACTTGAGAAGCATTTACTTGAGTATAATCTACGGTTAAATCGGGTAAATATTGATTAACAAATCTGTTAAAAATATTTAATAAGAAGAAAGAATCAACATTAATTACTTTAGATTCTGCGGTGTGTTGTCTAGGTCTAGATACTAATTCTGATGCAAAAATTTGTTCACCATTCTCATCATACCCAATGACATTACTGACTCCTCTTTTAACACCTAAGAATGCTGATGGTTTATAATCTTCTCCTTCGGAAATAACAGTAAATCCTGTTACTTCCCCTACCCCAATATCAGATGATGCTTTTGCCTCTGGTGGTGGAGAGATATAAATTGTTGGTGGCTCATCTGCAGAATACCCAGTTCCAAAAGCAGTGATATTAATATCTGTGATTGCACCATTAAAAATAGTAGCACTTGCTTTTGCTCCAGTACCACCATATGGAATTCCATTAATATCTTTTCTATTATCAACGATATAAACCGAAGGAGGATCAATATATCCAGATCCACCAGTTAATATTTCAATATTAATAACACTTCCATTTGACACTGTAACATCTAGTATTTGAGCCCCAACTGGCTCAACGATTCTAACTCTTGGTTGTGTTGTGTAACCATTACCTCTACTTACTACAGTAAATCCAGAAACTTCTCCATTGGTTAGTTGAGCAGTAATAATTGCATTGTTACTACCTTCTGCGGTTGGGGAATCGATGTAAATTACTGGAGGAGTCTTATAACCATTACCACCACTAAGAATTTGTAAACTTGAAGGAATAATTTTCCCATCAGCATCAATTGATGCTTTTGGTGAAATTTTTGCACCAGATGGGTTGATGAACTTTACTTTGGGTGGAGTAATATACCCAGATCCACTATTTTTTAAAACAAGAGATGTAACTGATCCAGTTGCATTATCAACGACTGCCTCAGCAAAAGGAAGAGTTCCACCTTCAGGTGGATCATCAAATTTAACTAAAGGTGGATTTGCAGTATTGTATCCAGTACCACCATACAGTAAGTTTAGATTCTTAATACCATTAATCAGTGTGACTGCTGAAGCATTTTTACCTTCAGATGATTCAATAGTCACTCTAGGAACGAAGGAAGTAGAGTATCCAGAACCATTCTCTTTAACTATGATATCTACAAGTTTTCCTTGTTCATTGATTTTAGATACAGCAACAGCACCAGATCCAACTTCTTTAGCAGTATACTCAATTGATCTGATTAATAGTTTTGCTGCCTGTTGAGGATATGAAAGTAATTCAATTTCATCATTTGAAGTGAAAACAAAATCTTCATATGGTTGTAACAGTACATCATCTAATGTTACAATAGAAAGAATCTCAGATCTTAGCGAATATTTAGATGAATTTTCATATACCGTATATACTTTACGATTTGAAACACAAGTGATTTCATCTAGAGTTACGATAGGATTTTGAGCAAATCCTAAAAGATATTTAATATACGTTCCACCCTCACCATCAGATGTTGTTCTTTGTCTAGGAGAATCCGTTAATACCAAATCAGTATTATCGATATTATAATCAACTCCAGGTCTTAATACCTTCCCATAGAGTGATACAATCAAATGCTCATTGTCAATAGGACTAACTGGAATTCCAGCAACTTTTAGAGGATATGTATTCCTCATTAATGGTGGATTTCCAGTAGGCACTAATAATGGTAAAATGGATTCTAGAACTTGATATCTTGATTCAAATTCAGATACACTAATACCTGGTGTAAGAACTACGTTTGGTGACTTAGTAACAGAGTCGTAATAAAAGACTTCCTTATCAATTAAGAAAGTTCCATCTACTTCTGGAAATCCAGTAACATCTTCGACTAATACAATATTGTCAGTATATCCAACATCAGTTAGAAGTTGAGTAGATTCTTTTAGAGAAATTGAATTATATTGATCAACATTAAAATAGTCAAGTAAATTATTTACAATGTCGTATGGACGACCTACTTTCTCTTGAGACTTATAATATTCTTGCAATAATGTGTAGAATACATCATAATCCTCTTGAATGAAAAGAGGTTGCTGTTCCTTGACTCTATCGGATACTCTGATGTTCATATTTAAACAGTCTTAACTTGTTACTAGAAACATGATGTAATGCTTGGATCGTCAATATCTGGGAATCCAGTTAGTACAGTTCCGATATTGAGATCATTGATTGATCCTAATCCACCTGGAGATAATGTAAATGGATCAAATGTTCCTTGTGATCCATCACCAACTGATACATCCTGAGGAACAATATTTGGAGTAGAAATATCTAATAATGTTCCTGGTGGTGGAGTAACAATAGGAGATGCAGGAAGAACTGTAATATTTATAGTACCTCCAGAACCCCCTCCTGTATCTCCAGGCACTGTGACAACACCAGTAACATTTAATGGTCCAAAGCAAACAATGCCTTTTTTGTAATCAACACTTCCAATTGCTGATTTTAGAATAATTGTTTTAGAGTTAATTGTGGTAATTAATTGAATAACACCTCTACCATCATCTCTTAGTCTAACTGGAACTTGCACTTCATCACTATTACTTACAAATACTCCAGCATCTAACTGATCAGAGTAATTTAGATTAATTAACTTTTCAGTAAATCCCTCAACATAAAATTCATTACTAATTACTGAATTAAATAATGCCTTACAAGTTACACCATTATTACCACTACCATTATTACCACTACCATCTCCAACAAAATCACTTGGATTTACAATTGGTTGTCCAAAATACAAACAAGTTTGGTTATTATCATTAAATGAAGGTGCATATTTCTTGGTCAGTGAAACTTGAAGAATGTTTCCTTTAATTGATGGATCCGAACTATCAATTAAACAGGATAATTTTGAGTAATCAATCCTATTTCCAAATTTATTTAAGTTAGATTGATCATTATACTGATAGATAATTTCAATTACCTTTCCAATCAAATCTGTATTACTAATTGTAGTGAGGTTTGGATCAAAGTAAACAAAGCTCTTGAGGTTCAATGACATTTCATCTGCTGACACAATTACTGGTTCAATTGATGCCATTGCATATTCTTTCAAGTTTTTAACAATGGTTTTCTTTGTTGCTTCATTCAGTTGAGTGCCAGATTTTGTTTTGATTGCAATGTATACCTTTCCATAAATTGGTGGTGTTAAAGTTTCTCCACCATATGCTTTAACTGCCACTGCAGATGGATAAACCATTTGAGTAATAGTTTCATAGTCCTGCTCGGTAACTGCCCTGTATTGGGCACTGTACAGTCTGGGTGCTCTATACTTAATAGTTGTGATGTCTTCCCTATCTACAGCGTCTCTAGACCCCTGTATAGTATTGATTCTGATCTTTGACCCATCTACTACCCTACCTTCACTATCATAGATCTCTGAGACGGAGAAAAAGAGTTTACAACCATTACCAGATGATCCTCTTGTTCTGACATATACTAAGCTGATATATTCACCATTAATTAGTTTTCTACCAATTACCCCATCACCAAATACAAGTTTATATTTTGTATCTTCAACTTCTTCTAAGAAGTAGATTCTAGATGTAGCATCTAAAGTCGTAATGTTTTTTACTGGAGTATAAGTATCAATTTCTTTTGACTGCTCCGATGGTCTTAAGAATACTTCTAAAAGATCTGTATCAACATCTTCATTCGGGATTAGAAATTCTTGATTGATAGTATTATCTACAGTATAGTTATAGATTAATCTATTTCCTTGATGAATGATGAGACCATCAAATGTTGCTAACCCAGTGAGAGGATTTACTTGTGCAATTTCATCTTTTAGAGTGCAAAAAGTAAAAGACTCATTATCAGATGAGCTAACAAAATTGTCACCTGCCTTCAATGTGACATATTTTGGATAAACATTATCAGAATTAACTACGGTTTGTACTTGTACTTTAATACATGCTCTAGATGCTTTAACCGACGCTGGAGTATAATTTAATAGTTTAGCAATTTTTACAACATTATCTCTGATTGTAGCACTCTCAAGGAATAATTCATTGACTGCCATGTTGGCATTAAATGC